TCCGCCGGCATCCGCGCCTGCATGGCAGCTGCCAGCACCGACGCCAGCAAGCAGATGCTCCAAGGCATCCACCTCGGCAGCGGCCACATGGAAGCCACTGACGGGCATCGCCTCATGCGTTACGCCATTGACCTGCCAGACGGCCTAGACCTCGTGCTACCAGCCAGCACCATGCGCCTGCTGCAAGATCGCGTGGTCACCATCGCCGTTGCCAAAGGGCAAGCCGTGATCGACGCGGGTGATGGCATCACCATCTACAGCCGCATCATGGATGGCATTTACCCAGACGTGGCCAAGCTGGTACCCGCTGAGTTCAAAAGCACCATCACCGCCGATCGTCGCCGCCTGACCCGCGCCTTGGAGCGTGTCGCCATCATCGCCGATGCGCACAACTCCGTGGTGAAGCTGGAAGCTGTAGGTGGCACCATCGCCATCACCGCTGAATCAGACGCCAACAACGGCAAGGAGCTGCTCAAGGTGGAAGGCACCGCCAATGGCGCATGGGCATTCAACGTTCACTACCTGCTAGATGGCCTTAAGGCATTCCGTTCAGCAGAATCCGTTACACTGTCAGCAAATAGTGCAACTACTCCTGTAGTATTGACGCCAACTGATGATACTGGTAAAACGTACCTCATAATGCCCGTGCAAATTAGAGCATGACATCCATCAAGGATCTCAAGTCCGATCACAAAAACGCCCGCAAGCGTACAGATCGCTCAGCCAAGCTGATTGCTGAGTCGCTGCAGCGTTACGGCGCTGCACGCAGCATTGTCATTGACGAAGACAACCGCATCCTTGCTGGTAATGGCACCATCGAAGGCGCCAAGGCCGCTGGCATCAAGAACATTCGTGTCATTGAAACCGATGGCACCGAAATCATTGCCGTAAAACGCACCGGCCTGACCGAAGACGAAAAGATCGGCCTTGCCCTAGCTGACAACCGCACCAGCGACCTGTCCGACTGGGACAAGGACATGCTGCAGCAGCTCAGCGAAGAGCATGACATCGCCCCATGGTTCGATGCTGACGACCTAGCTGAGATCCTTGGTGAAGTTGAGCAGTTACCGGCTGAGGGCTTGACCGATGCCGATGATGTACCTGAGACGCCGGAGGAGCCGGTCACCAAGCCGGGGGACCTTTGGATTCTTGGCAATCACCGCCTGCTTTGCGGGGATAGCACTGATCCAATGGCGATGGAGCGCTTGATGGAGGACAAGCCGGCAGATCTGTGGTTAACAGATCCTCCCTATAATGTCGCTCTGGGAATGAATGAAACTCCTGAAGAGGCTAAAAAGCGCAACCGGCGCACCGATGGGAAGGTTGTCAAAAATGATTCAATGTCAGATGCTGCCTTTAGGCAGTTTCTTGTTGATGTTTATACAACTGCTAACTGTTTCTTGAGGCCTGGTGGCGTCTTCTATATTTGGCACGCTGATAGCGAAGGTTACAACTTCAGGGGCGCGGCTCACGATATTGGTTGGAAAGTGAGGCAATGTCTTATCTGGAGAAAATCATCACTGGTAATGGGGCGTCAGGACTATCAATGGATGCATGAGCCTTGTTTGTATGGCTGGACCGATGGTTCTGCGCACTATTGGGCTTCAGACAGAAAGCAGACAACTGTTATGGACTTTGCTAAGCCAAGTCGCAATGGTGAGCATCCAACCATGAAGCCTGTTGATCTCTTTCAGTATCAGATGGCCAACAGCTCAAAGCCTGGTGATACCGTCCTGGATTCTTTTGGCGGCTCTGGCACGACACTCATCGCAGCCGAACGCCTAGGCCGCAAAGCCCGGCTAATGGAACTTGACCCCGCCTACTGCGACGTGATCGTCAAGCGCTGGGAGGACTTCACGGGCAAGAAGGCTATCCTTGAAGAGGCACCGGAGGCGTTCTGATGGCCGCCAAGGGCACTACAAGAGCAGAAACTGAACAGCGCGCTCAACGGTTTGCACGCATCATTGCTAGTGGCGGTCGGAGGTCAGACTGCTGTCGATATGCGGCGGAGAACTGGGGGGTTGATGAGCGCACTGTTGACCGCTACCTAGCAATGGCCCGTGATCAGCTCAAGGCTGACTGGGACATCGAACGTCCGCAAATGGTGGCTGATCTGCTGTCGCAATGCAGCACCTTGCAGATGGAAGCTAGACGTGCCGGGCAGTATCACATCGCCTTGGGTGCTATCAATACCGCAGCCAAGCTGGCGCAGCTCTGCTCGTGAGCATTCTTGCCGTTGCCCGCGAAGGGCATGTGCTGCAACAGTTAAATCATGGCGGTGAGTTGACGGATATAGAAGCCCTGTTAGCAAATATCCGCGCTGACCTGCACCCTGGGCAGCTTGCGTTTGTAGACGACAGCGACACGCAAATCATTGGCATCTCAGCCGGCTATGGCGCCGGCAAGACGCGTGCGCTGTGCGCTAAGGCGGTGATGCTGGCCGCGGCTAATCAGGGCTTCATCGGTGCAGTGATGGAGCCCACTGGCCCATTGATCCGCGACATCTGGCAGAACGACTTCGAGAACTTCCTAGAGGCGTATGAGATCCCCTATACCTTCAGGGCAAGCCCGCTGCCTGAATACATGCTGCACCTGCCAGGCGGCGATACCAAGATCCTGTGCCGCAGCTTTGAGAACTGGAGCCGCATCATCGGCTTGAACCTTGCTTGGGTGCTGGCCGATGAAATCGACACGGTGACGCCCAGCATTGCCAACAAGGCATTCCCCAAGATCCTTGGCCGCTTGCGGTCCGGCAACGTGCGGCAGTTTGGCGCTGCATCCACGCCAGAGGGCTTCCGCTGGATGTGGAACACCTTCGGCAGTGAGGATGCCAAGGGACGCGCGGATCGCAAGCTGATCAAGATGCGGTCAGCAGATAACCCGCATCTGCCGCCGGACTTCATTGAGCGGCTAGAGGCCAACTACGATCCCAACCTGCTGCGGGCCTACCTAGACGGTGAGTTCGTCAACCTCACCACTGGCACTATCTACGACCGCTTCAGCCGCGACAAGCACGTGGTGGTTGAGCTGCCAGATCTAGACCGCGAGCCGTTACGTATTGGCGTTGATTTCAACGTTGGCAACATGTCTGCCGTGATCGGCATTCGCACCGGCAGCAGCCTGCTAGTGATTGATGAGATCAGCGGCGCCCATGACACCGATGCATTGGCGCAAGAGATCCAAGCGCGTTATCCGCAGCGGCGTATCTACATCTACCCAGATGCCAGCGGCGGTAACCGCAGCACCAACGCAAGCCAGACCGATATCCAGATCCTGGAGTCCTACGGCATGTCAAACCAGTCACCACGCGCAAATCCTCCCGTCCGTGATCGCGTGGCTGCTGTTCAGGCTTTGCTGGAAAACGGCAAGGGCCAAGTGCGGCTCACCATCCACCAGCGCTGCAAGCGGCTGATCGAATGCCTAGAGCTGCAGTGCTACACCGATAAGGGCGACCCGGACAAGGATGCTGGCCATGACCACATGAACGACGCGTTGGGCTACCTGGTCTGGCGTGAATTCAACCCATTGCACGCAGGTGCTGGGCGATCTACAGGCATCAGGCTATATTGATTCCGCCAATCATTAACTCTACCCATGCTCAAGGGTGCTGAACTACTCGCCAAGGTCAAAGAACTGGGCAATGCGCCTAAGTCCGAACTGGTGCGCGCTTGCGGCTACGTGATTAAGGATCGCGTGGCATTCACGCAGTTCTATGAAGCGCTGCTGGAAGCCAAAGGCGTTGATCTAGGCAGCAAGACAGTAAAGCGCGGCCGCGGCCTGACCTACAAAGCCAAGGTGCAATTCAACGGCAAGCTGCAGATTGGCGATGGCTACCTGCGCGAGATGGGATACGAGCCCGGCGCTGAGTTTGACATCAAGATTGGCCGCAATAGCATCACGCTGACTGCTGCTTAAACTGCACCTATGACTGCGGCGCTGTAATGTACACCGGCTTTAACAACTACGACCGGCCGATTGCGCAGCGCCGCGTTACTCGCGTGCAAGATGCCAACACGGCGTGGTATGCACAAGAGGCGCATTGGATCTTGATTGAAGACCTGCTGCAAGGCACCTATGGGATGCGGCGCAAGCATCGCCGCTACCTGCCGCAAGAGCCGCGTGAGCTAGACGAGTCCTACGACAACCGCCTAGCACGCAGTGTTTGCCCGCCGTTCTATCAGCGTCTAGAGCGGATGCTGGCTGGCATGTTAACGCGCAAGCCAGTGCGGCTTGACGACACAGCAGATGTGATCCGTGAGCAGTTGTTTGATGTTGACCTGCAAGGCAATGACCTAAACGTTTGGACCTATGAAACCACACGCAAGATGGTCCGTTATGGCCACGTTGGTGTATTGGTGGATGCACCTGCTGATGGGGGTCGACCCTACTGGGTGAGCTACACACCACGGCAAATCCTTGGCTGGCGCGCTGAGCAGCAGGAAGGCCGACAGGTGTTAACGCAACTGCGACTTGCTGAGATGGTCACCGTGCCTGATGGTGAGTTTGGCGAGAAGGCAGTGGAGCAAATCCGTGTACTGACGCCAGGTGAGTTTCAACTGCACCAGAAGCAAGACAACGGCGACTTTAAGGTTGTCGACGAGGGCCGCACAAGCCTTTCCGAGATTCCCTTCTCAGTTGCTTATGCGCAGCGCCATGGCTTCATGGAGTCACGTCCGCCGCTGGAAGATATCGCTGAGCTAAACCTCAAGGCGTATCAGATCCAGAGCGATCTTGATAACCAGCTCCACATCAGCGCTGTGCCGATGCTGGCGTTTTATGGCTTCCCATCTGCAGCAGAGGAAGTCAGCGCTGGACCTGGCGAGGCGATCGCGTTTCCTGCTGATGGCCGCGCTGAATACATCGAACCTGCTGGCCGCAGTTTTGATTATCAGTTCCGCAGGCTTGAGCAGCTTGCACTGCAGATCAATGAGCTAGGTCTGTCGGCAGTACTGGGCCAGAAGCTATCGGCTGAAACCGCCGAGGCAAAGCGCATTGATCGCAGTCAAGGTGACAGCACGATGATGGTCATTGCGCAGAATGTGCAAGACATGATCGACAACTGTTTACAGTTTCATGCGCAGTACATCGGCAACAGCACATCGCCTGGCAGCAGCTACGTCAACCGTGATTTCCTGGGCACGCGCCTTGAGCCGCAGGAGATCCAAGCGCTGCTGCAGCTTTACACCGCAGGCACCATCACGCAAGAAACCTTACTGCGTGAGCTTGCCGAAGGCGATGTACTAGGCGACGACTTTAACGTGGATGAGGAGCTGGAGGCTACAGCCAATGCGGGGCTTGATCTACAACCTGCTGGACTGGGTGACCGACCGCTTAGTGGACCTGATGATCTGGATGGAACCGAGGAAACCCAGGAGACAAGAGCTTGATTATCACGTCAGCGCCCTGCCGGAAGAGGTTTTAGCCATCGTGCGCATCAGCTGGTACAAGCAAGGCAAGCCAGATGAAATTGACGAAACGATCTTGTACGAAGACGGGCAAAACGGTTATGACGCGTTCGCTGCATTGGTCACCACTGCATTGAGCCGCGGCGCTAATGTCAGCATCCGCAGCGGCTATCAACCGGAAGATCTTGGCATTGAACGATGAGCACACCAGAAGCGCTCTACCGCAATGCAATAGATCTGAACCGCTACAGCAATAGCGTTGCGCGGCGTGTGATCAATGCCTACAACGACATCATCATTGATGCGGTCAATCAACTGCGCACCATTGATGAGCTGTCGGCGCCAGTCAAAGCGGCGCGGCTGCGGGCAATCCTTGCTCAGTTAAAAGACAGCCTGGCAACATGGGCAGGTGATGCAACGGAGTTGACCGCATTGGAGCTGCAAGGCATTGCAGAGCTGCAATCTGAGTTTGTGGCTGATCAATTGCGGCGTGCATTGCCGGCAGGTGCACGTGATGCAGTGCGCACCGTAGAGATCAGCCCGCAATTTGCGCAGTCAGTAGTGACCACTGATCCAACGCAGATCAACGTGGTGGCGCTGTCGGATGACCTGTTTGCTGCAGTACAAGGTGCACCGGCGACGTTCAGCCTCACCGCAGCGCAAGGTGCCACAATTACGTTGCCCAATGGTGAAGTGGTCACCAAAGCATTCCGCGGCATTGCAGTAGATCAAGCAGAGCGGTTCTCGCAAGTCGTGCGGCAAGGTCTGCTGACTGGTGAGCCAACGCCAGCCATTGCCAAGCGGTTGATTGGAAACCTTGAATTTGGCGAAGAGGCTAAGACCGTGAAGCAGCTAGTTGCAGCAGGCGGGCAGGCAACAGCGGTTGCGGATAATCAGATCGTTAGCCTTGTGCGCACCAGCATCAACCAAGTAGCCAATGCAGCTAGTCAACAGGTGTACGAAGCAAATCAAGACATCACTAAAAAGTATCGCTATGTGGCAACACTGGATACCCGCACCAGTAGCATTTGCCGTGCATTGGATGGTCGAGAGTTTGAATACGGCAAAGGCCCGACTCCGCCGCAGCATTTCAATTGCAGATCAACGACAGTGCCGGTGATCGACTACGACGAGTTGGGTTTCACGCCACCACCGCCAGCAAAGCGTGCATCAGCAGGTGGCCAGGTGCCAGCAGATCAGACCTACGGGCAGTGGCTGGCCAAGCAAGACCTTGAAACCAAGGCCAAGGCATTGGGCGCTAACAAAGTGCCGTATTTCAACCGGCTTGCTGACAAGTATGGCCCAACTGATGCCATCGCCAAGCTAGTTCGTGATGACGGCTCAGAGCTAACCTTAGATCAGCTTCGTGCACGATATGGACCTGCCTAGCCTCCGTCATTTTCAGAATGGTTTGATCATCAGCGATCCTGTGCAAGCATTAGTCGGCGAAGCATGGGTTCAAGCAGTGCTGTGCCAACGTGAAGATGGTAGCCAGTATTGGACGACGCTTGACATGGCTAAACTTACAGCAGTAACTGAGTGGTGCTATGCCATTGAAAAAGGGCAAGTCGCAGGCTGCAGTATCAGCCAACATCAAAACCGAGATGAAGGCCGGCAAGCCGCAAAAGCAAGCGGTAGCAATCGCGCTCGCAAAAGCCGGCAAGTCACGCAAGGGTAAGAAGTGATGGCTAAGAAGCCTGGTCTTTACGCCAACATTGCCGCCAAGCGCAAGCGCATTGAAGCCGGCAGCAAGGAGCGCATGGCGCGCAAGGGTGAAGCGGGCAGGCCATCCGCTGCTGCATTCAAGGCGGCTGCTAAGACTGCGAAGCCCCGCAAACCAAAGAAATGATCACCTACCGCGGTGAGCAGTTTGACGGCTACAACAAGCCGAAGCGGACGCCAAAGCATCCGAACAAATCGCACGCGGTGCTCGCCAAGGAAGGCGACAAGGTAAAGCTGATCCGTTTTGGGCAGTTCC